GCTGCGCGCCATTAAAGCTAGCGAAGTAGATGTTGGCGAGCTGGGCTTCGAGTGAGTTTGGGCCGTACCACGCTGAGACTGCGGCGGCGTTGCCAAACTGCTGAACGGTGCCGATGGGGATGGAGGGGTCCTGGTCCAGCATGATGCCGACCATCGACAGGCCGGCACCGGAGGCGGACAGGACCGAAGGCAGGGAGCTGACGAACTTGGAGGCGGGAATCGCAGCAATGCTCATGTTGGAAACTCCACGTTCACATCTTTAAGGGTGAGTTCAAGCTCGTCCGCGTACTGCTGCGGCGCCGTCACGACAGGGTTCCACTGCACGTGGCCGTCCAAGCTCCAGCGCTCCTCGTACTGCTTTTCCTCGTCCGTGAGCGGGATCATGCGCGCCTCGTTGCAGTACAGCGGGGCGCAGTTGGGAGCGAGAGCGTTAAAGCCGTAGGTGTCTTCAAACGTCGTAGAAATGATCCCCGCCCACGTGCCGGAGTGCTTGCCATAGCAGTCGATCTGGAAAGGGACGTCAATGCCCTGCTCGATCGTGTAGTTGGTCGGCGCCTCTTCCGTACCTTCCGGGTACGTGTCGATCGGCATTCGCAGCCGTTCCATCAGCATCGCCTGGATGTAGACATAACCGGGGACTGCCGACGGCATGGCAGCCCGGTTGGGGAGCGCTCGCAATACCGGCACGCCTGCGGGGAGCACGCCGAGTAAAAACGAACGCAGCGCCGCGTACACTTGGTCCTGGTTGGGGCTGACGCTAACGCTCACGACAGGCTCACCACAATACGGCCTTGACCGTCCAGAACCAAACGCCCGGCGCCATCAAGCACGGAGTACAAGCGGTCTGTCTGTAGCACAGCGAGGAGCTTGGTCCAGCCGCGCGTGCCCACGTCCCACTGTTCCTCCGGCTGCTCTACCTTCCACGTATCGTTGGTCTGTCCGTGCCACTGCGGGAACACGAGCAGGTCTCCGCCTAGCTGATTAACGCGCACGATGCCTTGCGGATTGGCGTACATGAACACGGTGCGAATCACACCCTGCAATTCCAGGTATTCCGCAAACCGCAGGTCCCGCGCCGACGGCGGCTGTACCTGTAATCGGACCGACTGTGCGGCGAGGTAGGAAGGGTCCTGTCGTCCGTCGCCGCTTGTACTAGGTACCCAGCCGTTGGACTGGTACCACCAGCCAAGGACATCGGCGTTCACGCCCTGCAGCGCGCCGTTGACCTTGGCGCGCAAGTTCAGGCTCACCCGATCACCTGGAAGTCCACGGCGCGTGCCATAACGCTGTGGTCCACGAGTCCGTGATTAAAGCCCTTAATGGCAACAGTCAGCGGCGCATTGTCCGCAGGCCAGGTAATGATCGCTTCGTGCACCTGCTCCCGGATCAGCACGCCCAGTTTTTCCAGCGCGATCTGGGAGTCAAACTGCGAGCCGCGCAAGAAGCGCGCCAGCCGGCGACCCCATTCTCCCGCGTGGCGGGAGATCGTGCGGCGGAAGAACGGCCGTGCGGCGGTGGTTGAGGTGCCGAACTCCATCCAGAATGCGACCTGTGCAACGGACAGGTTGGTCGGGTGCTTGTACTGCCAGCGAGCCCAACCCATGAATAGTCCACGCCACTTCGGGAACCGCTTCGCGGCCCGCGCCAACCGCGCGCCGCCGTCGCCCTGCGGGTAGGTCGCGCCTTCGAGGAATCCCACGCGCACCTTGCGCGCGCGCCCCAGGCCGCGGGCCATCTGTAACAGCTCCTCCTTGAAGCGCTCCCCGCCACGCAGTTTTAAAACGACGGCGCTCATGGATTGCAGCTATGTCCGTTGACGATCAGCTTCCCACGACGCATGTCGGCCCACTTGGAAAACATCTCCGCCATCACCAGCAGGTATCGCTCGTCGCCCTCGAAAGCGATCTGCCCGACGCAACGCTTGGTCCCCGCGACGATGAACACCAGGTGGGTGCTATTGCCCCTGCGACTGATGACATTGCAGTTGATTTTTTCGTCCCGGTTGACGGCGGGCGTGATCGGCGTAACGGTTGACATCAGAATGGCGTCCTTGACGGCGGGAGACCGCGACAGCTCGGGATGAAGGGACCGACAGACGCCTCGATCTGCAGGAGCGCCAGCAGCATGCGACCGTAGGGAGGTGAGGCGAGGAGCATCGACATGAAGGCCGAGCTGCCGATCTGCGGCAGCTGGAAGTTGGCGTTGACCGACCCCTGGGTGGCGGACTCGATCGCCCCGGGGGACTCGTCGGCCGTGGTGTTGTTCGCCCCGCCGTTCGCCGCCGCCTGAGCGGCTGTACCGTACAGCTGGTACATGACGACCGCGCCCATCAGGTCCGCGGCCTGCTGCAACCTCGCCGGGTTCGTCGACCCGACTCCCCAGCACGCCGGGTTCTGCTCCATCCAGTTAGCGCCCATGTCCCAGGCGAATTTCACCTGGGCCTCCGTGAAGGGCGACCCGAACGCGGGGAACTGCTGGACCCAGTTGTCGTAGTCGAAGATCGGCGGCGTGATCATCCCCGCGACTCCCCCCGTTACGGTTACGCGCTCAGGGCACCCACTGGCAGACGCTGCCGGGCTCGACTGTCAGCGTGTACGACGCGCTGTTGTTCTCCGCGTACACGGTCATCGTGGCCGGCGCCGTGCTGGTGGTGTCGAGCGTGAACGACAGCTGTAGCTTATACGGCGCATTGGCGGTCGTGGTCGTCAGCGCCCCCGTCACCGCCGTCTGGGTCGTGCTGGTGATGGTCGTGTAGGTCGGCGCAGTGTACGCCCCCGCCGTATTGGTCGCCAGTACCCACAGGTCGGTCGGCGCCGCGGATAACTGCACGGCGAAGGTGGGAGTAGCCGCCGTGTTGGACTCCTCCCAGATCAGCGTGCACTCTCCATGCACAGCAGGCGCCCCCGCGGCGATCGCCGGCAGCGCCAGGATGGCGGTATAGCCGGTGGTCGCGTTGGTGTAGGCGACGGACAGCGCGTTGGCGGTGCAAGACATGCCGGCGTCGGTGGCGACCTGCCCGCTGGAGTTCATCGCCAGGATACTCAGGCAGTCGCCGGACTGGGGGGAGTAGGTGCCAGTGGTGCCGAAGCGCATGAGGCCGGGCGGCACCTGCGCGTCGCTGGGCAGCGAGGCGCAGAGCAGGACGGCCGCCAGCGCCGAGGCGAGGATGACGGACGCGCGGCGCGCGTAAGGCTGCAGACAGTTCATTGCGATTTCCTCGTGGGTTCGTTTGCCGTGTGGAGAAGAGTTGCGACAGGTTTAGCCCGCCGCCTTCTTGCTATTGTTCTGCACCGCCTGCAGCGGCGGCGTCCCGTCGTCCTTCTCGTTCTTCTTGTTGTCGGCCGCGACGTCCTTCGCGGTCTTCGGGCCCGACGCGTCCTTGTCCATCGACTGCGCGGCCTTCTCCGGGTCCTGCGCGGTGTTGACGATCTTGACAAACCCGCCCTTCGCGTGCTGCTGGAAGTGCGGATGGTTGGCCAGGAACTCGGCGTCCTCGTCGGACACCTGGGTGCGCACGCCCGACGGCGTGGCGCCGTCGCCCGCGCCGCTCGCCCGCGGGATCCCGGCGCCGCCCCTGACCACGACGCTGCGCTCGATCATGTTGACGCCGCCGCTCTTGTTCCACCCGACGTATCGGTTGTCGGCGGTGAGTGTGGAGATCACGTACTTGCTCATCTTCGGTCCTCCTGGGAAACCCGCGGCCCCCTTCGGCGCGCGGGATCGCTGGGTTGTTGTATCAGATCCCGGTGTACCGCACCACCGCGTACGGCCGCTTCAGCAGGACGCCGGCGGTCGCGTTGGTGAAGTCCTCGATGTAGCTCTTGGCACGCTGCTCGACTCCCAGCGCCATGAACTTCACGGGCACGATCTGTGCGAACGTGCGCTTGTCGTCCGTACCGCCGTCCTCGACCGAGTCGGCCCAGAGGTAAAACACGTCCGCCCCGCCGTTGGCCGCGGCCAGCTGCGGCGCGCTGACGATCCGGCACTTCGGATACGTCTTCGCGAGCCACATCCGGACGTCCAACGTCCCCAGCTCGTTCATCTTCGAGAGCTGCTGCGCCTTGGTCATCGGGATGGCGAGCGTGGTCGACTGCTCGTACGGGTCGATGACGTCCTGCGACTGGGTCTGGAGCGCGTTCATGCCCGTGATGATGTCCTGCGTGATCTCCAGGAACGTCTTCACTGCCCACGTCGAGCCCACCGCGCCGGCCGCCACCGTCACGTAGGCGGAGAGCAAGGGATCGTTGAGGAAGCCGTACGTGCTGTTGTTGCCCGAGTTGAACCCGTAGAAGCCGACCAGGTTGCGCCAGACCTCTAGCCGCAGGATCGCCGCCGCGCGCTTCTCCGCGTCGGAGTTGATCATCGCGGCCGCCGCGCGGGCCTGTTCGAGGCGACCGACCAGGACGCCGGCCTCGAAACGGACCACGGTGCGCTGCACCCAGTTCACGTTCCAGTCGGACAGCGGGATGTTCGTGCTGTCCTTGTAGACGTCGATGTTGCCCATCGGCTCCACGATACCCTGCACGATCCACTCGTCGCGCCAGTTACCGACGGTCTCGATGCCCAGGAACTCGTCGATCTTGCGCGCCGCCGTCAGCACCTTGATAAACCCCGGCAGCCAGTTCTGCAGGAACTGGATCGGCGCCACGATGCTGGGCGACGTCACCGCGGCCGGCGACGGGACGCTGGGAAAGTACTGCGGCGTCCACGCGTCCATGGCGGCCGCGTCCATCACCATGCGCGCGACGTCGGCGAGGTACTTGGGCTCGAACCCGATTCCGATCCTCTCCAGCAGACGCACGGCGTCCAGGTCGGGGAGGTCCTTGGGTGTGAGGGCCAGCGGCCGGACCTGGTTAGGGGCGAGCCGCGAGTGGGAGACTGATGCGGAAGGCATGTGGTGAACTCCGTAAGAGGGGAGGAAGTGTGACGGCTCGGATCAGTTGGTCAGGCGCGCGATACCCAGCCCGCCGCCGGCCGCGGCGTTGCCGAAGCGGACCATGATGGCGTTGGGGATCTGCGCGTTGCCGCCGGCGGGTGCGCCGCTGGGGCTGTACGTCTGGATGACCCCGGTCGCCGTGGTGTACGAGAGGAAGTCGCCCTCGTTCCAGGCGTTGGGGATGTTGACGATCACGTCGCCCAGCGAGAGGAGAGCGACCTGTTCGTTCGCGGCGAGGTTCAGGTTCGGGTTGAGCGGGTTGTACGCCGAGCTCCCGAACAGCGGCTCGATCTTGGGCAACACGCTGATGCCGCCGAAGATGATCGAGCCCGCCGTGAGCATGCCGCCCGGGCTGGCGAGGCCCGTGCCGTTGGCGACGGTGTGGAAGAGTCCCATCGCGCTGGCGGCCGCCAGCGTCACCGGTGTCACCCGGTTGGGCTCGTCCAGGGCGAAGTCGCCCACGACCCCGAGGTTGAGGTCGATGTTGACGGTGGACTGGAAAGTCATAGCAGGAACTTCCTCCGCGGGGTCCGCGGCGTTATGGGTTGGAGTGGCGTGCGTTCAGGCGGCCGCGCCGCTGATGTACTTGTCCATGAACGTGGCGCCGCCGGCCGACGCGTCCTGCGCCGTCCGCTGCTGGCGACCCTTCTGTTGGGCCTCCGCGGCCTGGGCGCGTCCGAGCAGGAGGAAGTCCAGCGCGGCCACGGGGTCGTCCGCCTCGTCCTTGATGCCCAGCTGCTTCAGCCCGTACGCCGCCATCTCGACGTGGCTCATCTCGGCGTGGTCGAAGGCGCCGACGAGGGGAGAGAGGCGACCGTAGAGACGGTGCTTCGCGGACTCTTCCTTGCGGATGCTCGGGACGAGCGCCGTCGTGGCCTTAGCGACCTCGCTCTGGACTAGCGCCGCGACCTCGGCCGCGTCCATGCCCTTGCCCTTGCCGCGCGAGCAGTCATCGGCGTGGCCCTCGTTCTTGCCGCACTCGGGGCAGTCCTTCGCGTCCTTCGCTGCCTTCGCTGCCTTCGCCGCCTTTTCGGCCGCGTCCTTCGCGGCGTCGCGGGCGGCTTTACGCGAGTCGCGGGCCGCCTTGCGTGCGTCCCTCGCCCCGGCGCGCCGGTCGCGCGCGCGGCGCCGGTCCATGGTCTCCTTGGAGTCCTTGCCCTCGTCCTCTTTCTCCTCGGCCGAGTCCTTCGCCTCTTCGGCGGCGTCGCGGGCGGCCTCTTCCTTCTCCGCGCTCTCCTCGTCCTTGGCCGATGGGCCGTTGGCGCTCTTGGGCTCCAGGTCGCCCTTCTTGCCCGGGCTCTCTTTGCCTTCGGGGTCTTTGATCTCAGGCATGTGCGTTGCTCCAGTGATGATTGAATCGTGACCGGTCATGCCCTTTTCGGCGGCGACTTTTCCGGCGACTTTCGTCGCATAGGCCTTCGAATAGCCCTTCTTCTCCAGCTCGCCCACGAGCGAGCCGAACGAATCCTCGATGAATTTAAGCGTCTCGGCGTCGAGCGCGCCGTCCTTCTCGTCGTCGCGCACGCCGTCTGTGACGGCGGCGATCTCCGGGTCCTTCAGGTCGAGCGCGAACGACATCGACAGCTCGTCCGCCGAATCGAGCACCCGCACGTCCGACCCCATGCGCCCGCTCTTGACGGAAGCCCCGTGGTTGCCGCGCAGGTTGCGCTGCACGTACTGGTATGCCTCGCCTTCGTAGACGCCCTTCTGCGGGACGAAGTCGCAGTGGTACCCCAGCGACAGCTCGCGCTTGCCGCTCGCCAGTTTCTTCGCGAGCGCCTCGCTAAACACCTTGATGTTCCCGTACAGGACCCCGTCGCGGAAGTAGGTCTTCTCCCCGATCACGCCCTCGACGCCCTTGTCCTCCGCCGGCACTAGGCCCTTGCCCCGGTCGCCCAGCAACGTGGGCGGGTGGTCATCGATCCACGGCATGAGGCGGAAGCTCGCCACCGTCTCCGGGTTCCCCAGCTCCTCCGCCGGGCGGTACACGCCTACCATCTTGTTAGGGCTGCCGCCTTTGACCACCGTGCTCTCGCGGTACGGGAACACACCGACCTTGGACAGCGGGTTGTCCAGCACCTCGAACCACCCGTTGGTGTCGTACTCGCGCCGGTCCTGGGCGGTCTTTGGCAGTTCCGGCGTTCTATAGCCATTACCGCTACGTTCGGTCACCCGCATCCGCAGCGAGTTTCGCCCCGTCAGCACAGCAGCCGCGGCGCGGTGGTGACCGCCTTGGATATGAAACCTGCCGTTCTCCAGCACGGCCCACGCGGGAGCCTCGGTGGATTTCTCGTTCCGCAGCTTGGCGGCCACACCCTCGCGCAGCACCGAAGACTGAGCGCGTCCCACTCCCGCCAGCGGCACGTCCATGTAACGCCACTTGGCGCTTTGCTCCGTCGGAAGGTTACCATAGAGCTTTCGCCCCTCGGCCATCCCGAACTCAGTAACACGAACTTGTGAGCCCTGCTCGAACGTGCGGTAGCCTTCGCCGGCTTCGGGCAACTCCTTCAGTTTCGCGAGGCCACGCTGCGTCTCAGCTTCCGAGAATTTGCCCTCTTCATCGCGCGGGTGATCGCTTTCGCTCCACGCAGCATCAGCGCTGTTGAGCAATACCTCGCGGGCCCGCCTCTGCGCCTCTTCTTCCCTGGCGCCCGCAATCACCGCCTCGGTCAACAGCTTGTGCAGCGTGGCGGCGACGCCCGGGTGCAACGGATGCGGCGGGTCGTCGATCGGCGCCCACGCGTGCTCCGTGTGTTCGTGGTTCAGCTTCGGCTCGAACTCCTCGTCGACGTTCGCCCTGAACGTGACGAAGCCCGCGCCGTCGTCGATCCGGGTCATATCGCCGACGGTGTAGCCGGTCTCCTCCTGCGTCTCCCGCTTCGCTGCCTCCTCGGGGGTCTCGCCCTGCTCGATCGAGCCTCCGGCGCAGCACCACTCGCCCTGGTGGTCGCGCGCCTTGAGACTGCGGCGCATGAACAGCGCGCGGTCTCCGTGCGTCAGCATGACGCCGGCCCCGGAGTCGTACGCCTTGCGCAGCGCGGCGGCGACCGCCTGCTTCTGTGGGTGACCGGCCTTGACCATCTCGCGGATGTTGTGGCTGATCGTCTCCCGGCTGGAACCTGCTAGCAGCGGCATCAGCGTCTCCCGTCGAGTAGCCGTCGGAACTCTTCGATCCCGGCGCGCAGGTGCTTGACCTGGTTCTCGTCGCGGTCGTGGTGGGCGGCGGAGCGCATCATCCTTTCCGCGGGGGAACCATACGCGGTCGCCCGGACGGCGTCGAACCGGGCAGCGAGCTCGTGGTTGCGGGCGACCTCGCGCGCGAGGTCTTCGTCCCTGGACACGAGCGACTGGAGCTTGTCGACGTCGAGCCGCAGCGATCGCAGGGTGTTACCGAGCTTCTCGCGCCGCCGCGACGGCGTGTCCGTGCTGCGGGTCGTCCGCCTGACGCCCAGTCGGTCGGCCTCGAGCCTCACGCGCATCTGCGTCACCCGGCCGTCGGCGCGCCGCGCGGCCTCGAGCACCTGCGGCTGCCGCTCGCGCTCGATCCGCGCCAGCACGAACGCCACGCCCGGCGTTATGCGCCGCGACCTGTGCGTCGTCGGGTGCAGCAGCGGCTTGATGTCCTCGTGGAGCTCCTGCAGCGAGAGGTAGTCCGACACCCACAGCGGCGAACGGCCCAGCGCGCGGGCGACTTCCGCCTGGGTCATCCCGCCCTCCGTCGTCTGGACGTGCAGCGCGTCGGAGATCTCCATGGGCGTGTGGTCGGAGCGGTTGAAGTTCGCGACGAGGCTGGCGAGGTGCTTCTCGACGCGCGACCCGAACGGCCGCGATCGCACCGCCGCCCACAGCGTCGTCAATCCGGCCTCGCGCGCGCTGCGCAGTCGACTCTCGCCGTTGATCAGCTCGTAGTCGTGGCGCGGGTCGCCCGTCACGGGTTCCACCGTCACCGGGTCCTGCTGACCCAGCGCCTTCATGCTCTCCGCCCGCGCCGTGATCTCGTCGGGGTCGAACCACTTGCGCGGCTGGAAGGCGAACGCCCTGATGCGGTCGATGGGTATCTGGCGCACGGCGTACGAGACCGCCTCGGGGTCGTCGCGCACGACCTCCAGCCTCGTGACGGTCCCGCGCAAACCCGTTACCCCGCCACGTCCGGCTGGACGTCCAACAGGGCGGTGCCGTTGATGGCGTTGGCCCAGATCGTCTGCGCCAGGCTGAACTTCTGCACCGGGTTGTTGGAGTTGAGCACCAGGCCGTCGTTGCCCGTGGGCTGCGTCGACTGGCACTCCACCATGACCTCGACGCCGCTGGCGTCTGGGCTGATGAGCTGCACGATGGCCGGCCCGGTGCCGATGTTCTGCCAGGTGCCCTGGGTGACGGTGACGCGCTGTGACATGGATAACCTCTTACTGTGAACCGCGACCGTTGGCCGATCGGCCGTTCTTGCCCTTGCCCTCCGCCTGTTCGGCGGCCTTGGCGACGCGGCTCGCGGGGCCGGCGCCCTCGGCCGCCGCCTCGGGGTCGTCTATGTCGGGCAGCTCCTCGTCCTCGATGTTCAGCCCGATTCCGTGGTAGCCGCTGTCCCTGTCGCTCGCGATGCGGGCGCGCGAGTCCTTGCGTCCCAGCACGCCGCTCGCTATGAGGGACGCGTCGGTCTCCGCCTTGTTGAGGTTCACCTGCGCCATCTCCACGTGGGTGGGCACGTCGAGCGACCGCCAGGTCACGACGACCTCCGTGTCGCGCAGCGACTCGAACTTCGGCACGACCTCGCTCCGCATCACGAGCGCGTGGTGTCGGGACGCCAGCGGCGTCAGGTCCCGCTCCTGCATCGATTCGAGCATCTCGTGGTACGACGCCTCGTCGTAGTCGCCCGTCGCGGCGAACCCGCCGGGCGTCGTACCCAGCAGCTTCGTGATCGGACACCCGGCGGTCGCGGCGACTAAGCTGTATTGCGTCATGACCAGGCTGTCGAAGTCGGCGAGCGGTGTGTCGAACTGCTCGAACTCGTCGTTGGTCTTGTCGCCCATCTTGATGCCGAAGTTGTCGCGCATCGCGATCCACTTCTGCATCAGGTAGTCGGCCTTCTGCGTGTCGGCCATCACGGCCGCCATGTTGGTCAGCCACACCGTGGTCCTCTTCGAGAGGGCCAGCGCGGGGGCCTCGTTCGCCGTGCGCTCCGCGCAGTACACCCGCTCCATGATCATCTGCGGGAGCGGGATGCCGCCGAACAGATACAGCGGCTTCAACACGTCCGGCGGGTCCGCGTAGCGGAAGATCACCAGGTGGCTGCGGTGGATGCGCCGGCTCCCGATCAGCCACCACGTCGGCTCGTAGAAGTGCTTGCTGCCGGGCGTCGCCGCCGCGGCGATGTCCAGTATCGGAGCGCACCAGTAGGGATCGACCTGGCTGAAACCCTTGTACGAACCCTCCTTGACGCCGTCGATGTTGAACGGCTTCTCGTAGTAGTGCTCGTCGTCGCTGTCGACCTCGAACAGCGCGATGCGGATCCCGAACATGCGCCCCTTCGTGCCGAACTCGCGCATCCCGCCGATGAGTCCGAACTTCCTGTCGGCGGTCTTGAGTATCTTCAGCGCATCCTCGGGCAGGTCCTCGCCCGTCACGGTCGTGATGTCGTAGCCGTTGCGGATGGCGTCGTCGACCGGCGTGGCGCACGCTTTGTAGATCAGCCAGTGCTGCGCGATGAAGGCGGCGTTCTGGTATCCGATGAAGCCCTGCTGCATGAACCAGGGCATCAGCTGCAGCTGCGCGCCCGCGCTCACGGCCGCCTGCTTGAAGAACGGGAGCCCGCCGGGCCCGTCGTCGTCCATCGCCGACTTCGCCAGCGCCTGCGACAGGGTCTCCAGCGGGTCGGCCGCGTCCATCGCGGCGTCGGGCGCGGGCGCCCTCCACACCTTGATCGTGTCGTAGGCGTCCTTCACCGATCGCAGGAACGCGTCGACCCTCGCGCGCTCGGCCTCGCCCTGGCGGCGCAGCAGGCCCATCACGCCGTCGCGGGGCTCGTACTTCTCGGCCCGGCTGACGGGCTCGGGCCCGGCGGCCTCGGGCTGGGCGCGCCTACGGCGAAACAGGTTGGCGAGCCGCTCGAACAACCGACACCCCCCGCCTTGCGGCGTTGCGCTCAGACGCCCGGACGAACGCGTCCGGGATGATAGACTTGGATCCGCAGCGGCAGTTGATCGCCGTGCCGGGTAGCTGCCACTCGTGATCGACCTCGCTCCACAGCCCCTTCGCCGTATCGAAGCGGCGGCGCTCGCGGCCCCATCGCACGTGCTCGGGGCGCGGGACCCTGCCCGCGTGGCTGTGGATCCACAGCGCCTCCTCGATACCTAAGTCCTGTCGGCGCGCCGATTCCATGACCGCCTTGGCCTTGGCGCTCTGGTCGCGCGCTATGAGTGCCGCGCGCCTGTAGGTGACGCCGTAGCGCCGCCTTATGTCGCGGGACAGCTCGCGCTGCGCGCCGCCGGCCGTCGTGGCCTTGGTGACCAGCGCCTCGACCGCCCTGTGGAACCGCCGCGGGATGCTGCGTATCAGGGCGACGTTCTCCGCGACGACCGCGCGGTGCGCCTCGACCATCCGCGCGCTGGGCGCGAAGGCGACCGTGAAGCCGGCGCGCCGCAGCAGGCGCCTGAACTCCGAGTCAAGGTGGCGGCGCGACCTGTCGGCGAAGAGCGTCGCCACGTCGCGCGCCATGCGGTCGAACCGCGCCTCCCACCTGACGCCCCACTCGGCGAACGCCCGCCGCAGCTCCACGTCCGGAGCCGCGTCCATGACGCCCCCGACCGCCGACAACCCCGCGCGCCCAGGGAGGGAGGCGCCCGATCCAACGGCGGCCGGGGGCGAACCGTATTCGGCGACTAGGCGCAGCGCGTCGACCGCCATGGCGCGCGCCATGCGCTGCATAGTCAACCTGTACCAGAGGCGCACGCCCCGCGGCGGCCTGACTTCTCCCAGCGTGCGCTCAACCAAAGTAGCTCCGGCCCGACCCCGTGATCGCAGCGAAGGCGCGCGAGCTGCCGTCGACCTGGTCGTCGTAAGTCCCGTACGGGAAGACGCGCAGCTCGTCTATATAAGGCCGGTTCCACGAGCCCCGCACGATGTCGACGTTGCCGACGTTCACCTGGGCCGCCAGCGGGCTGGCGCGCGTGACCTTGTCGCCCGTCTCGGGGGAAGAGATCACGCGGTAACCGACCAGCTTCGACGCGAGGTACTGGACCTGCGCCTTCCCGGCCTGACCGGGGTCCTGCGGGATGTGCACCTCGCAGGTGAGTCCGTCCTGGCTCGCCTTGCCGACGAGCGTGCGCTCGACCTCGTCGGGCGAACCCTGCAGCCTCGCCACGTCGGCGATGACGATGCGCCCGTTGTCGGGTCGCTTACCCATCCTGATGCCGGCCGTCCAGTCGCCCTGGTCCTTCGACGCCGCGAGGTCCCATCCCCGCACCCATCGGACCCCGGCGGGCTCCGCCTCGATGACGTTGATCTTGTCGGGCTTGAACAGTGCGCCTTCCAACGGCGCGGGCCTCTGCTGGTACAGCGACGACCACGTCTGCGGCTGGCACTCGAACTGCTGCCAATGTCGCTCGTCGAACCCGTGGCCGACGAGGTAGTCGCCGACCTTGCGGCCGAACGGGTCGGGGACGATCTCGCACCGCGCCTGGATGCACAGCACCTCCCAGCGGAAGCCGTCGGTGCACAGGAAGGTCCCGCTCTGTCCCTTCCAGTCAGATGGCAACAGGCGACCGGCCAGGTCGTTCTCGTGCCAGCGCGTCTGTATGTCGATGATCCACCCGCCCGGGACGAGGCGCGTCTTCAGGTCGTTCTGGAACGCGTCCCAGGTCTTGTCCCTCTGGTCCGGGCTGTTGGCGGCCTCGAACCCCTTGACGGGGTCGTCGATGATCAGCCCATCGGCGCGGTAGCTCGTGACGGAGCCCAGGATGCTGGTCGCGAAGTACTCGGATCCGTTAGTCAGCGTGAACTGCTCTGCGGCCCGGCTCTCCGCAGACAGCCCGGCGTCGAAGAGTCGCCGGTACGCCGGCTGCATCAGCACGCTGCGGGTGCGCCGCCCCATGCGCCTCGCCGGCACGTCGCCGTAGCTGGCGAGCAGCAGGCGCTTCCCGCCCTGTTCACCCAGGTAGTGACTGGGAAACACGACCGACGCGTACGTCGTCTTCGCCGTGCCCGGCGGGCACAGGATCATCAGGCGCCCGTACGGGGTGCGCGCGCACCGCTGCGCGGCCTGCAGGATCATGACGTGCCACGGCCCGAGGTTGGTCTTTACGGGCTCGAAGAGCTCGCAGTCGGGATCGTCGGAGAGCGGTCGCCCGGGGACCGATATGACCCCGGCGTAGTGGACGGCGTCAGTCCTCGCCATCCTCCGGTTCAGCAGGTGCTGCGCCGCGGCCTGTCGCGATAGCCGCGAGCTCGTCGTCCGTGAGCTCGTCGGCCGTACCGTGCCTGATCGGCCCACCGTCCTTACCCGTGTGCTCGATGCGCGTGATCTCTGGGATCGAACGCTTCAGCAACATCTCCGCAGCCTTGAGCTGGTCGCGCGTCAGTATCACCTTGCGCGGCGTCTTCGTGCCTGCGAAAGTGACCTTCTCGCCCAGTAGGAACGCCTCCACGCGCTTCGCGATCAGGGTGCCGCGGATCTTCGCTCGGGTCGACTCCACCTGGCGCTTCGTGAGGCGCACGCCGTGGGGGCGTCCCGTGTTCTGCTTCGGCATTTTCGTTCACATAGCGCGTTGACGTCTGTGGGATTGGGGCCTGTAGGCCGCTGCGTTTCGTGGACAGATACTGTCCCGGCGCCAGATCCTAGCGCGAACGCAGGCGTCCTGTAAACAGGCGCCTAGACTTCTTCAATCGGATCAGTCGCTTGTGAGCACGCCCAGCTCCCTCAGGCGGGCGTCGGCGCGCGCCCACGCGCGGGGCTCGGCGCCCGGGGCGTCGCGGGAACCGGCCAGCCACCGCCTGAACTCGCGAGCCCCCTGGGTGACGACGTCGACGTCGACCATGAACTTGGTCGCGATGACGGCGTCGCTGGGTCCCCTGTCGTACGCGCGCGACACGATCGCCCGCGCGAGCGACGGGTGCGCCCTGATGCGCAGTTCCCCGAACCCCTCGCGCGCCACGGTCTCTATCGCCCGCTGCCATTCGAAGTTGGGTCGCCTGCCCTTGCAGCACGGCTGCCCGCAGCCGCATACAAGGGTCCTGGGCAGCACGCGCGCCGACAGCAGCGCGATCGTCGACTGTCCCAGGGCCGCCAAGGCGGCGACCACCATCCCGGCCTGGGCGAGCGCGTCGGCGCCCGACGCGGCGTCGTGCGCGTGCGTGCTCCCGGTCGTCCACACCTGGCTCGACGACGGCGCGCGCGAATAGGCGAGTCCGAACCTGACGGCGGTCTGTACGTCCGGAAACGGGGAGGGCTCCACAGAGGGCGGGGGAGGCCGGGGGAGACGGGTCGACGATGGAGACCCTTGTTCCCGGTCCTCCTCCGCGGGGGGAAATGTCCGCACCCGGTCCGATTGTGTCATCTGTGCATCGCTCCTGTACACTCAGGCCCCCTTCGGAGGCCATTTCGGCGCCTTTAGGCGCCCCTTTTGCCTCGGCTTGGTCATCAGTTGGTCATCGGAGAAAAGTGATGACCACGGCGGTTCGAGCGCACTTTTACGCCGTTTTGCGCGGTCTGTGGTCATCAGGTCATCACTTTCCTATACTTCTTCTCTTCGCACGCGCGCACGCGCGCCGCGCGCACGTGTATAAGGGGGGCGAAAGTGATGACCTGATGACCACGGGAGGCAAAAAACCCCGCAAAAGAGCGCAAAAAGGCCTGTGGTCATCACTTTTCCACTGATGACCACATCGAGGGGCGCAAAGCGGCGCGAAACGGCGCTGCGGAGCGCTTCGCGCGCCCTGGTCATCGTTTTGGCTGATGACCACGCCTCAACCTATCTTCGTGGGCTTCGGCGGGGCGGGATCGGGCTCGAACGCGCCCGGTCGCCTCAGTTTCTGGTCGTACCTCTCCAGGTAGGCGCGCCTCGCCTCGGGGTCCATGTTGAGCACCCGGGTGGTCTCCTTCGGGTTCCCGTTCCCGCTCCACAGGGTGACGCGCCTGTCTCCCAGCCGCAGTCGCGGCTGGTCGAACATGGCCCATCCGCGGCGCCTCGCGAGCAAGCCCAGCTTCTTGGCCGGGACCTTACACTCCGCGTCCTCCAGATACTGCATCACACCCGTGGACGTGACCAGGTCAAGGGCGTCGAACACCTCGCACATCTTGGCCGCGCGCTCGAAGTCGGTCATCGTGCTCTCGGCCACGATCCGCTTCAGTTCCGTCATCGGGGCCTCGCCCTCCGGCCTGAACTCGGATAAATCGATCGACTCCAGCCAGGCCGCGATCCCGCCCAGCGCGGCCGCCGAGATCCCGCCGTCGCGTCCCCGCCCGCCTATACTCTTCCACAGCCTCTGCATCCTGCGCTTCCCGCTGCGGTCGCAGCACGTGACCAGCATGTAGCGCCGGTCGCCCCTCTCTATGGGGAGCGCGTCGTCGTGGTTGGTGCTGGCGATCACGTTGCAGTAGTTGCGGGCCGAGAACCCGCTGGCGTACATGCCGCGCACCGAGATGGTCGGGTTGGCGACTATGGGTTTTAGCTTCTCGACCACCTTGTAGCGGCTCTCGCACATCAGCTCCTCGATCTTCACGATCCGCTTCCCGAACGCCCAGTCCGTGAACTTGTCCTCGATCTCGCTCTGTGTCGGCTCCGACATGTGGCGCCGTCCCACGCACTCCACCAGCGCGTTCATCAGGGTCGTCTTGCCCGTCCCTGGCGGCCCGTGTAATATGGGGGCCCAGGTGACCTTGCGCTCCGGGTGGCGGTAGACCCACGCCATCCATTCCAGCACGTGGCGCCTCTCCTCCTCGTCCGGGATGAGCCACTCGACGTGGCTGACGAACCCGCTCACGTCGACCGACGGGTCGGGTCGCACGCGCATGTCCACGTAGGTGTTCAGGACCGTCACCCCGCCGCCGCGCTCGCCGATCCTGGGCTCGCCGGGAGCAAACTCCGCCACGTCGACTTTGAGCGTCCTCTTCGAGGCCAGGAACCGGTTGGTCGGGGTCGATCCCCGCACGACGCCTCCGTTCATGCTGTCGAAGCTCTCGCGGTCGATCAGCTCGCCGTCGCGGGGATCCCAGAACTTGCGCATCCTGTGGACGAAGACGAACCCGACCTCGT